CCCAGTCATTCCACGGTTCGGGGGAATTGGAGATACCCAGTTGAGAACTGCAAACCCCTAAGTAAGTCATCCCTGTGGTGGTCTGAAGAGCTGCGGGGTTGCAGACTTGAAAGCTGAAAGCGCTTGGAGCAACGGTGGTTTCGTAGCCGTATCCAGCCATGTTGTGTCCTGTGAAGGTAGCGTTGTTGGCTGCGTTAACGGGTTGAGACGCCGTTACGTCGGAGACACAAAACACACTGGACCACTCTCCGAGCCCCCCGCTGGCGGAGTCTCGACGCCTGAAAGTCCCGAAGATGTTAACGTCGCGATCCACCGTATAACGAGTGGTAATCCGTGTAACGGTGTATGGACCTGTACTTCGGGGCAGAGGCATGTGGGAGTTGTGTTCAGCATCCCACACCTTAAGGTTTGGCCCTCTAGCCCTAGGGGCGTCGAAGGATTTGCCTGGACGAGACTTGAACCCCGCGCTACTGAGGTTCTCCGCCTTAGAAGACTTCTTCGAAAGATTCTGTTGTTTCATGAAGGAAGCCTTCAACGCTTCACGCTCCCGGGGACCGCGAGCTCTTGAGAGGGCGGCTTGCTGTTTCTTTGTAAACGCCATTGCAGGTGATGCTGGCAGTTCACTCCCAACTTCGGGGAGAGAGAGCAAGGAGAAAGAAAGAGAAAGAAAAGGGGACGGGAGCCAAAGGAAGGCTCGCAACACGTCCAAAACCCAAAGCATCAAGCTGTACAAGTGATGTCTTTAGGCGCCCCTGTCCGCTACGCCGGGGGGACTTAACCCGGCGGAATGTGCTCAGTCAGAACCTGCAATCCAGAGGCAAAGCCTCCGGAACGTTCCAACCAAGACGCTCCGCTACCGCCACCAGAATGCGATCCGCTGCCGGAGTATTGCGCAATGCGAATCGCATGCCGGAGATAACATCTTGCGAGGGCGGACCTCCGGCGCGGCGCAAATCGAAGGACGCCAACATCTTGGGAAAGTTGTCGAACTCGGCGTGCCATCGGCCGTCGCGGAAGAAGTAGTTGTGAGACGTAAAAGCAATAGGCCCCAAGGGCCCGCTAACAGTCTCACTCCCCGCCTTCGTGATGCATCCGGTGGTGGACATGAGAGACTCGTCGACGTCCCCGGTGTGCACCTCGTCGTCGCCGGTTGCGGAAGCCGTGGTGGCGCCGCAGACCAAGAGGACAAAGGCACGAATCGGGGAATTCTGGGCTGACGTGGAAGGAATACCGCTGGCTGTGACGCCAAAATTGTGGAAGGTCCACAACTCCTTCCCTATCACCAAGATATGGGTCGAGTTTGTCGCAGCTTCGGCGAACAAAAGGTCTCGGGCGAGCGCGTCAGCACTGGACACCCTTGTGGTCCGACGTTCGGCGTCGAAGTATATGGCGTCTCGGCAGACTGACATGTCCCACCCTGAAGCGTCTGAGCCCTTCAGATCAAGACGGCCGGTCTGGGACAG